GCTTTATCGTTTCATAAATCCTTTAGGATCAACGCTCTCATACTCCATTTGTTCAGGAACTATGATAATTCGCACGAAAGTTTGTTTGCCCGTTTTTTCTGGCGTGATGGTTGTCTTAAACTGAGTTAGTTTCATTTCTATAGCGGCATCCAGAATCGCCGCGATTAGTAAGTCTACGGTTGTTTCGGCTCGTTTTTCATCGCTCATGATCCCACCTCTGTTCCGTCCAGGCTCCAATAAAATTCATTAACTGGAAAATGCGCCCGACATTTTGAACCCGCACAGAAAGTAGATCCATAGAACTTAGGGTCACGCGCATAGGTTTCCGAGAGCTTTCTTCCCATGAGCGTTTCGACTCCGCACTTTTTATGAACGTACTTATCACGATAGGGTCGCACCCATTTTTGAGCGCGTTCCTCATCGCTCAGAATCCAGTAATCTTTGTGCATCCCCGTCTTAGGATCAATCGGAGCAGGTGCGCCTATAGGTTCACTTGTTTCGGGCGGTTTACCTGATAACGTTATACGCTTATCTTTCATTCAGTCCTTCCCAGAGCGACGGAGCAATCCGCTCCGCCAGTTGTCTTTCGGGGGTGGGGGTCATTTTTTAATTCTCCAATGGTGTTTACAATTCCAGTCAATGTGGCAATAACATCCACACCCAGAAAATCCGCGTTCATCTTCATGGCCCCACGCATAAAAACAAAATGTGTGAATCCCAAAGAAACACCAAATAGTAGGAAGTGGGTCGCCATCTAATCCGGTTCCTACGCGAATCGAACGTAGCCAATTAAGCATCTTTCCCCTTCTCCACCGCCGAACAATTCCCTGCCAACATATCAAACCCGCATTGGTTCATGATTTGTTCGGCGATTATGTAAATATCACTCATCGTTTCGGGGCCTCGTCCCACAAAAGATCTATGAAATGGCACAAAAGGATATTCCGTTTCCATACCTCCGCGCGTTTCAGGCGAAGGTATACACCGTTCATGACGAGCGTCTTGTCATTCATTGGAATCCCAAACTCCCTTTCCGATATTTCGGGTAGCGTCCTTTGTGTTTCTGACATGCTTTCCTTTTCCATCCGTGGAAATTGATGTTGTAGAGTGTCACATCATATCGCTTGCAATCGACACAGCCCCACACGCGGCGGTCATTCGACGTCACTGGCGGTTCCGTCACCTCTGGGGAGGGGGCAGGACCCGGAGGTACAACCGGTAGGGGTTCTGTCGCCGCTTTGCGTTCGTCGTTTCGGGCAGAGGTCTTGGTGCGCCACTTTTGCCATATACGTTTCAAGGGCCCCATCCGGTTGCCTCCTTTCAATCACTTGTCCACAGTCCTTACATTTTAGTTGATCCACCATAAAAGTACCAAGGTAACAAACATAACAAGAAATGTCCGGCCATTCATTACACTCCCACCGCCAGATGCGCGGATCGACTCATGGTTGCAGGTCTACTGACCACCGGGATAAAGATAATGCGGGTATGCGGCAGTTTCTTGAATTTCTCCAAGTTGAACCGAATCACTACCAGGTTCGACGGCGCGTTGTCTTCGCGTTTACCGTTTTTATGGAACACTCTTTCACCTTCCAGCAAGTCCCGGTGAACGACACTGTTCCGGGCGACCATGCGATGTTCCGCTTCCCACTTCCCATCGGTTCGTTTAATGAACCGATACCCTGATGTGCGTAGAATGATCGTTCCACTATGATAATTGTGCATCCTATGATAGTCTGGCATGATTAACTCCTTCCACTATATTTCTTAAGGGCTTGAATATCTAAAGCGTAGTCTGAAATCAGTAACCGCAACTCCAGATTTTCTGCCTTTAAGATTTTGATTTCGTCGCTGGACCCGTTGGTATGCACCAAGGGTACAATGGTTCGTACGGCTTTTTCAGCCTGTTTACGGCTTCGGGATAAAGCACTTAGAAACGTCGTGGGTTTAATCCCCTTTTCAAGACAGAACCCTTTCAGCGTCAACTGATCTTTTCGCTGTTCGTATTCGGCAATGATCGGGGCCCATTCTTCGGCGGTTCGTTCTTTGTACGCTTTGGGATTTAACCCAAACTTATTTTTCCAGCCGTTATACGTGAAATAGGTAATGCCGGCTTTCTGAACGGCTTGTTGTGCGTTCATCCCTTCCCGTCGGTATTGATCGACTTCATTTACTTTCTGCATTCTTTCATCATCTGTGTGAACTGCCATGGGTTAGTCCTTTCCTATGTCCTTCACCACAAAAACGGTTCGTGGTTCATCGGATCGTCTGACAACATTGAATTCGCGGCCAATGATCTGTCGATCATCGCGCCACAAGATACCATTCCCTGCATCAAAGAGGGCCTTTAAACAGTTGTCGGCATCGCCCCTTTTCACGCCATAAAACACCACTTCAATTACGACATCGTTTAGTAAGAGCGGCATCCCCTGACCGGCTTTCTGTTTGAGTAGTTGCCACGCCAGTTCGTCTTTGGCTTCTTTGGACGGATCGTAGAAATGTCCTTGCTTACTTTTACGGGCGCGTTCTTGAACCACCGGAGGCCCCGCAATCTCAAAGTGATAGGATTTCACGAAATCCCCGTTTCTTTCTTTAAGCGGAGGAATTTCAATTCCGTTTCAATCAAGTCAATCGTATGAATCATTCCTTTTAAGAGATACCGCGATTCGGTTAACTTCTCAATTAGTTTGTTAATGACTTCTTCTTCACTTCTCATTGAATCGCTCCTTTTTCGATCATCTGGATCAAGGCCAAAGCTTCCGAATCAAACAGGTCTTTGGAGGACTCTTTCCCAAACGTTTCTTTGATAAACCATTTGAGTTTGTCCGGTTCGACTTTTTTCTTTCGGGCAATTTCGTGAAGTTTGGCAAAGAACTTACTTTCCGGGGGCCTTGCTTCATGCGCGATTTCTTCTTTGGATAAAGGCGGTGTCTCGGTTTTTGTTTCAATCAATTTCGGTTGCGGCATTTTCACCGGCGGTTGTCCTTTCATATCATCGGTCACTTCCTCAGACGGGCATCCCTCATACCCGGCCAAGATCGCCACGAATCGAAACTTGTTGGACAAGGCTTTCGATCCCGCGCGGGTCTGCGCCATACTCGCCAAGGCATACATCGGTTTATCTTTCCATTGGGGTTCGTCGCGCATACAGTAGGCGACACTGCCGCCCACCACTTCCCCGGTCTTATCATTCAATAAATCGCACTTAGCGAAGAACCCTTTTGTTCCATCAATGTCGCAAGGTTGCGCGTCTGCGGTTCTTACCGAACAATGGTAAAAAGCTCCAATCGTTTGCCAGTGATGAATTTCAAGGTATCGTTTTCCTCTGAATACGAGCGGGGGTTTATCGTTTAAGGTAATGACCCGTTCCAACGCTTGCGCGGCATCGCGAGCCGATAACAGTAAACTTTCCGGCGTTTGGGCTACGAGTTCTCCTGTTTGTACGTCTAAGACTTCTTTATCCATTCTTATCTCCTTATGAAAACGAGGGGGTAGCGGATAGTTGGAGTACCGCTACGGGTCCATGTTCTAACAAGTGACTTCAAGGCACCGTCCAACACCCATAACCCCCAAATCATTTGATACTCCGGGGATGGGCCTTCTTGAACCAAGCGTATAAGCCCATGGTATTTTCCCATAGATTCGGGTTCATCGGGTCGTAATCGATCAGTCTGAAAGTTCCGTCCTTAAACAGTTGCAAAACCCGAAAAGGTAAAAGCTCGTTACAATTTTCGCCCCAAAGCATTTGCTGAGCGGCCCCTTGCAGTTCCGAGGCGGGGTCTACGTCCTTGGAGGTTTTATAGTCTACAATCATATCGTCTAAAACCAAATCTAAAGTCCCGGCAAAGTTCAAGCGTTGGCTATACAAGGATATTTCCGTCGCGCAGCGTACGCTTTTTTTGGTTTTAGTCCACCAGGCTTTAAAGCCCTCGAAGTAGCCCCGGTAGGACTCGTCAAGTGTCTGCTCGTCTAAATTGTCGCCAAGGTATAATTCGATGGCTTTATGCGCCGCGATCCCGCGCGTGGCAAAATAAGGATCGATGTAAGTCGTGTCTTTGGTGAGGCCCAAGGTTTTAATAATTTCCGTAATTCCGGGTACACGTTTTCCCTCCCAAAAGTATTGATGCTTTTCCGGTTCTAGTATTAAGCCCTCCATCTTTTTTCCCTTCTAACTGGTTCTGTGTATTTTTCTAATGCTAGCAGAAGCACATTAGTTAATTTTGTAGGCATAAAGAATCCCCGGTAAGCGTCCAAGGAGGCCGCCTAACGGGGGATAACGGGTCATTATTCATTAAGTTAAAGAGCATGGTTAAATTCTTTCTTCTGAAACTCCTACAGGGCCGGGGGGATACTAGAGTCAACGCGGGGTCCGAAGACCGCTTATGCTCGTCTAGCCCCTTTCCGATCCTTGGTAGGCTCGATTCCTAGATAGTAGAGAGTTGTTCAGGACAACACAAATATCAAGCGTTTCGCCGTTCCTCTACACGTTTAGTCTATCTAAGCGATGTTTGTACTTCCTCACTGACAACCCCCTCGCGGGAGCTTTAACACCGTGTTACTCGTTATAATGCTAATGGGCGATTCCGAATCTCCCTTCAACGGAAGAAACGAACCGAACCACGTTTTTACGCTTCCAGCGGTGTTTGTCATTGAGAGAACGTAGCACCGTCTTTAAGGTTTTGAGTTCCCCGGTTTCCGGGTTCATCACCTTTTTCTTAAGGATCGGGAACGTCCGTTCGAGATAGTCCCCGACCATGTAGTTATGAACCTCGGTTTTTCCGGTGTGGCCTTGGTAAGCCGCTCCTAGAATGTCGGAACGATCTTCCCCGGCAAAGTAAACCCCATGCGCCCTCTTGGGCCGCATCGCAATTCCTTTGGTCATAGCCGCGCTCAATGTCATGCGTGGTGTAGCTTCTGTGTTTGTTGGCATCTTGGTATCACTCCCTTTCGATACGAAATTAAAACGGTTCTCTTTTTCATTCAAGTAGACGGATAGTGCTAACAATCCAGCGGCAGCAGTAATAGCTAAGCCTACGGCGGTGTTGGGTGTCAGGGTCATTGGGTTTCTTCCACCGTAGGCATTTCAGATCGGAGAGAATTGTCATGGTCTAAGGTAAAACGGATCGCGTAACGTACAAAGTTCATGGGGGAATGACGAAACCTGTCCTCTTGACACGCTTGGTCAATCCGGTAACGTAAATGCCGACCGTCTTTGCCCGATCCCAAATACACCGATAATCGATAATCTTCTTTAGGCATAATCTGTAAATCTCCTTTTTACCCTGACTATTACATTATACCAGACTAGCTCACAGTGGGTCAAGAACATTTTTATTCATCCTCATTTTCTTCGGGATCTGGTGGGATCGCTGGTTCACCTTCCCCCATGCGCGGTGATATCATGGCAGGGTCAAATGGTTGCCCTTGAAGGGGATCAAGGGACATGTCCTCTAGCGTGGGTGTCAGGTACGTGATCCTACGGCGGGGCCGGGACTGTACCGCCATCCGTCCGAAGTCATGCCAAGTGCGCTCGTAACTGACTTTTTCCATGAGGGCCCTCAAATGGCTCTGGACGTGCTTTAAATCGGCTTGCAGCGTCTTTTTTGTGCAGAGGAAGGGTTGCGTGTCACTACACCTAAACCCCGCGATTTTAGCCAATTCTGTGTAAATTTGCTTTGCAGTCACGTTTTACCCGCTTTCTGGGGAAACTGTACCCGTAGACCTCAATTTGATCTTTTGGAGTTGATTTTTCGCGCAGTTCTTGTTCTTCGACTATAGAATTTAGAGTCAGATAGCAGCGGTTACGACTGATCTGAAACAAGCAACCTAGTTGATATTTTTCTAGGGATGTTATCATTGATGCCTCTTGAGATAGGTAAAATGTCGCTCTAAATCAGCGCGTGGGACAGTAAATTTATGATCCAGAACCTTAAGAAAGACATAGCGGGTGGTCATATCATCGACGTAGGCGGTGATCCGTCCGTCTATGGTGATCCATACGCCAGCGCGTAACCGGGTGCGCCGGGGACGGTTTTCAATCGCACGCGCCAGCCGTGTTTGATGGACGAGTTCCGCGCGATACCTGGCGCGGCTGGCGGTTGTATCCTCCTCCACACGCCTTAATATCTCAGCGGCGGCTTGTTCAACGCGTGCAACTGGCATATTAGCTAACCCTTTCGTAACCGAAATTCTCTAAATATTGTCGATCAATATTAAAAATGTGCGTTGACCCTAAGACGGTTAAATACACCTGTCCGGACCCTTCATAGACCACCACGCAGGGGATACCATAGATGATAATGCTTCTACCCTTCAACGGGCTACAACTTGCCAACTCCACAGATAAGATACCGGGAAACGTCGCACGTATCGGCATTTTAGCTTTCTCCTTTGTAGGGGCGTATTCCAGCTAACTGGAAACAGGCGTAACAGACATCACTTGAAATCATGCGTTTGACCTTACCGCAGTCGTAACACATTTCATCGGCATGGGGTTGGATGATGTCGGCTACCCGGAACCCGACCGATAGCGTCTGTTTCGGGCAGCTCGTATGGCATTTATGCGCCGGGGCGGTGCGTTGCTCAGGAACATATTTCGACTGGTCGTTGTCCCAGACGTACCCTTCCCGCCACGTTTGACCCGGCCTGAACATTTCCCCTTCACAGTACGCGCTTGGGGATGATCCGAACGTATAGGACTTGTTACAGGGCAAGCGTTTGGTGGTTTCAAGTTTCAGGCCGTCCCAGACGTACATTTGACCTTCGGCTAGTTCCTTGACCCGTTTACAGCCGATCTGATTTAGCATATCATCCTCTGAGGCCAAGTACACCGCCTTATTACGAAAACCCCGGTATAGCGGGTTTCCTTTATGGAAGGCATGGAGTTTCCCCGCTTCAATCCAGACCAAGGCAATCGGGCCATAGAACGCTGAGAAATCGCGCTTTTTGATCCCTACGATGAGACATTCCGAATCGACGGTATAAGTACCGAACGCCTGATAGTTCGAGATGATCCCGTTATGCGCCCATGTGATATTTGTTTCCTTATCGTAAAAAGGATGGGCGTTTTTATCGGTCACGTCCCCCGTGGTGGCTTGCCGGGTATGCCCGATTAAGACCGCGCCGTATTTAGCGGCGTGACGAATTGCCGGGGCTAGCGTCACCGGAAAAGCGACGAGCGGATTTTGAGCGATTTTGGCAACCCGTACCACACCGTCCACAGACCATCCGACTCCCGCCGATTCATCCCCGCGCTTTTCGGACAAGCAGCCAAGAGCAATCGTGTACCGCGATTCGATCTTCCCGGTAGCCGCTAGTAGGCCGCACACCGTTAAGACCTCACCCGATCTATCAACCTCACACAGTTAGCCGCTACCCACCACGGATTGTTAATCGGCGCAATCACGCCAATGGGTTGTGAATTATCGGGATTTAAGGCCGTGACGCGGTAACGGTGTCCGACTTCAACCCCGCCATCTTGCGTTGGGGATGTGACCTGTACGGTATCCCCCACACAGTACCCATGAGCAGGTAAGGGTGGATATACCCGGGCATTGGACCGGGCCGCTTCAAACTCTTGGGACATGCGCTCTAAGACGTTCCTCCACGCGCGGGAATCGGTGGATTCTTCTCTGGCATGATATTGCATGATCCGTTCACGCTCTTGGAGTTTTTCCAAGGGTTTCCCGAAGGGTTCCAACAGTCCAGCCTTAGACGCTAAAAAGACCGCCGTTTTAGCGGCGACTTTCTTGGGAACGTCCGGCAGAATAAACGAATCACGCACCAACTTAAAGGATTCTTGCAGGTTCTTTTTTTCTTTCTCTAAGCGGGAGGCATCAAAGATTAAGGCCCATGAACTCATAGCCATCAAGCGACAAACGCTGATCCATGACAAGAGCCACGTATAGCGGGCAGTGGCCCCCATCAACCGGATTTCGACGGTACGTATCCCGCCCGGTCTGAACACCTCCACCGGGTTTACCCATTGGTAACGGTCACGGTTACAATGTTTGGACGGATGATATTGCAGAGCCCCAATCGATTCAGGATTGACGCGCCATGAGCGGCAGTAGGCGTTATCCGTACGTGACGGGGGAACCGCCTTAAATGCGTCGGTTTCAACTTCTCTAGCCAACTGCACAAACCACTGCGCCCAGTCATGCAACCGCCGGGAACGATTCGCCAGCCCCAAATGCACATGAAATCCACAGGAGGCGTTCACTGTCAGAGCGGGATCGGTCGCTATCGCCCGGAGGCACCCTAACGATTTCGCCACGTTCGTGACGTGTTCTTTACGGATACGGTATTCGAGTCCTTCGCCATCGACAGAACCGTCATGGCCCACTTCCACACCGGGGACATGCACCGAGGCCCGGTGCGTCGCTTCTAGTTCCCATCCTAAAGTAATTTGCGGTAACATCATTTCGCGTTGATTCACTGGGTAATCTCCTTATAATGTTTGGGGTCTAAGTAGGCGTAAAGCAAATCCACGTCTTTACGGTGCTGTAAGGCTTTCTGGACTAACTCCAAGACGAACCGGCTGGACCCGTCCCGGCGTTGCGTCACGACATGACCCACGGCAATCATAAAATCGTCGGAGGCAGAGAACAACCGCCCTAAGATCGCGTGTAACTCCGGGGATATTTGGGACTTACGAATTTTCTTTTTTTTCATGGGAAATGCCCTCCACTAAAATGAGGCGTTCAAGTGCGTCAATAGCCACATCAGCATCCAACAACCCTAACTTGTAGCCATGCCACGGCATTACACTTTTGTTATGCACTAGGGCAACTCTGCGCTGGCGGTATCGCTCCAAGGTTTTGCGTCGCTGAATCGTTGAAAAATTAACCATGATTTTATTATACCATTTCTCCCCTAGTCTAGTCAACTATCTATTGTAATTTTCACTAGATCGCCTCCCAGACGAGGATTTCCCCTAATGTCTGGGGATTGGATTCGTGCGCTTGATCCTTGTCGATAGCGGCCAGTCGTGCGTCAGCGTCGGCGCGGGTTTTGTGCGCCGAATCAATGTGCGTTAAGAGTTCGCAATCTAAGCAGCGCATCACGACGATAAAAACGGTTACGGTTTCTAGCTGACGGGGCATAATTTCACCTCGATACGATCCGTAGCGGATTCTTTGAGTCGTAACGCATCGGCGCGGTTATCGGCTTCGTAACGGTATATGTAGACGTTATCCATGCGCTTGATCGAGCTACAGTCTTTGCACACCACCGCCACCACGTAGACATTGGAAAGTAATATTTTTCGTATCATCGAGGTAGTACCGTCCGGTCTAAGAGCCATGGTTGTAAATCAAGAATAAAAAATGTGACGTTATGGGGGTCTAAATACATCAGCGATTCATCCCCCTTTTTATCCATGATCCGTAAGCCTTCCGTCACTCCTTTAACGGACGTTTTACAACCGCTTTCCCCGCACGACCATTTTCGAGTGAGCATTATTTTTTCCTTTCTAAAGCGCGAATCTGGCGACGGTTTCCGCGCTTCCGAGGAATCGGGATTACTTGGGGGGAGTTTTTTCCCACGCCACACTGTAACCCGGTCGGAAACGAAGATGGGACGGAAACCGCCGCCGTACCCGCGATACACCGCACACCGCTTTTGTTCAAACGTCCGATCTGTGCATCAGCGCAAAACAGCTTGCCCCTCACACCTCGGACACGCCAGCGGGTACTTGTCATTCGGGCGATTCGCGCTTTAATCATTTAGGCCGCTTCGCCTTCCTCACCGTTCGGATTTTCTCCGACGCTTTCCGGTGTCGCCGGTGGTGCTTGCGGCACTTCCGGCGGCTTTTCCATCGTGACTTTGCGTTTCGTTTTCGTCATGGGGTCAACCTTTCCTCGCTGGAAGTAACCCAGTCGTTCCAGTTCTTTGAGCGTACGTTGCGCTCGTCGGGATCGCATCTGAACGATCCTGCCCACTTCCTCTATCACAGCTTCCGCCATTGATTGCATTACGGTTCCTTTCGTTGACGTTGGAGTTCGAGCCATACTATAATGAGACAGAACACCGTCCACCCAGAGGGATAGGCGCATAGGACAAAGAGCAACGCGACCTCTAACGAGGGATTATAGGCCAGCCAGACCCAGACAGCCGTTACAAACAGATTCAGGAAGATCGCCATATATCCCCGCTCACCGCCCTATGGGATGAGCAGGGGATAGGGCTACCGTCTGTTATTAAATACGTCGTCGCTGATAGGGATGAATCGATTTTGATACTGGGCCTGTGTGCGTGAATCTAATTCGGTACACACCTGGCGCAATCGAACCGCCATCGATTCCCAGTCGGTATCGTAATGCGTGAGCGTTAATTCCTCGTCGATGTCCGTTAGAATCTGCTTTATTTCCTTGGTTCCCATGTGTTCATCACCCCCTATCTATTGTCTTAGTCTGCTTTGCATGTTAGTTACTTAACCTAGTTCATTATAGCAAATGGGATGGAATACGTGTCAAGTAAATTATTTAACTAATTCAGATTATTTTTATGATTGTTTAACTAGGTCATCTAGTACCCCAAATTATTTTTAAGGGCCTGGAATCTAATTTATGTGCGTTGACCGTCGATGGATTGACTTCATTTAAAGAAGATGGTAGAATTAACTCATTCATGTACGACAATTTCAAACCCCGCAAACTCCATTGTCCCTTCTGCACGTATCCCGTCGGTGTTCCGATCAAAGAGGGGCAACGGCGCGGGGTTTTATTTAAAACCGGACACTGTTCGAAGTGTAGTTTATTTGTTACGGTCGAGATGCCCTTGAGTGCTTACATCTTTTCGAGCGACCCCGAATTTAAGCCCAAAGCCTAGAGGTGACTTATGGCGTGGATACAATCGCATGAGGAAATAGGCGACCATCCCAAGACGCTTAAACTGGCAGAATTGCTTAATATCCCTGTCCCTTATGCCGTTGGTCTAGTGCATTTACTCTGGCATTTTACTTTGAGATATGCTTGGGAAAATGGCGACTTAAGGCGTTATTCTGCGGGACAAATCGGGACGGGAGTTAAGTGGGATGGCGATGCACTAGTGTTACTTTCAGCACTTAAAAAATCAGGCTTTTTGACGCGCATGAAAGTGCATGATTGGAGCGAATACTCAGGGCGTTTAGTACATGACCGACTACGCTATAAGTTAGCGAACACCATCCGTACGGAATCCGTACGTAAACCGTACGTTGACCGTACGTTGACCGTAGCCAAGAGTAGAAAGATAAGAAAGATAAGACAAGACTTTGACGTCAAAGACTCAACTATATTAAGAGGTGAACCGGAGGAGTCGGCGCTTGGGCTGGTTAATGGCCCCGCGCCTCCTCCCAAAGCGAGTCATGCGGACAACTGCGCTTGTGAATTGTGCTGGCCTAAAATCTTTCAACGGTAAGTGCTATGACTGATCCGATACCTGGTGGTGCTGACCCTGCTATAACTGTCCACGACAGGACGGGGTTAAGAACCACCCCTCGTAACCTTGACCGGGCAAAGCTCACCGACGCAATCATGCGCCATTGGCCTAACCTAGCGCAAGCCGCTAGGGAGTTAGGGGTCTTAGCCTCATCGTTACACTGGCAGAAGGATCATAACCCGGTGGTCGCTCGCATTTGTGCAGAAGCCGACGCGAAGGGGTGTGATGCTCTGGAAGCGGTCCTCTACCAGCGAGGTGTCTCAGGCGAACCGTACACGTTCACCGACCGGATTGCTTACCTTCGCGCACATCGACCGGAGTTGTACGACCGGGTGAAGCGCGTGGAGATCACCGGAACCAGAACACCCCGCGCAGAAGCCGAGGCACGCGCGAAGCTCGCTGAGGAAGCTATTGACGCTGAGATCGTTGAAGGCTATCGCACTCGTAAAGCACGAAAGGCAGGGCCACCCCCATGACAACGACAAGGCCACGTCTACGCCGCAAAAGCCAAACACATAGTCCGTCCTTTACAGCCAGGTCTCCGAATATCCCGCCGTATTTTTCGAAAGTACCGTGGGAAGATAGTCGTTGGGAAACGTTTCATAAGGCCCGGGCTTTTAACGAAGTGCGGGACGGGGAAGGGAAAATAATTTGGCCCTGGGAAAAATAAATTAATTTAGCGCTTGACAAAATTCGAGCGTGGTGGTAGGCTTGTCGCTATGAAGCCGGAACGACGCACGGCGCATTTAGCGGGGCTCGCACTTTTTGTGGGGGCCCTCTTTTTTTATGGAATGACTGCGTCGGTGGCACTCGCTTCGCCGGTGGAAGATGCCAGTTATTACTATTCTGGGGCGAACACCTACGTCTGTGCGTCGACCACGACCGCTCCGACGATATCCGCGGCGGGACTCTCCGTGACCACGACCGGACTGATTTTAGTAAACCCCGTGGGGTCCGGTGTGAAGTTGGTGATGCTGGACACCGGTGTCGATATTTTGGCGTCTCCGGCCGCCGCGACGGGACTGTTTCTCGCCTATAACCTGATGAATTCAACAGGCGTGACCGGTGCCCTTCCGCCGGCAACGATTTCAAGTGCCTTCGTCGGGCAGAGTACGGGGACCTTCGCGAACACCAAAGCCTTGTGTTATAGCTCCGCGCAACTTCCCGCGGTTCCAGTTTTCTTTCGAGCCTTAGGGGGCACGACGGGAGCTTCCGCCATTGGCGGTGTGCAGTTGATTGACCGAGAGTATCCGATCGGTTCGGTGGTGGTTCCGCCGGGAGGAATCCTTTCTTTGGGGGCGAGCTCGGCCACTGTGATGATCGCTCATTACACCTGGGTGGAAGTGCCGTTATGAGCCTTACGCTGCGCAGGAAATGGCCGATTTTAGTGGAGTTAATCGACCGTTACGCGGATGAAAAGAACCCGTTGGGCTTGACGCTAGTAGACACCCAGAAACATTTTGAAGGGAAAGTCCGGCGTGGGAAAGTGATGTTGACGGCCGGCCACATGGAATCGGTCAAACCCGGGGACGTAGTGCTTTTTAAAGCGACGGCGGGGTTTACCTTGGACGGCGACCCCGTCGATCCGACCAACCCCTTAAAAGGCGAAAAGATGCGGTTTTTAAAAGAGCACGAATGTATCGCCGTCGAAGAGAAATTCGAGGTGGCGTAAAGGTGGTGATCTGCGGTCAATGCAACGGCAACGGAAATTGTATCGGCACCGAATCGACGGACGACATCAAAGACAACGACGAAAGTTTCTTTACGCCGTCGGGGGTCCTGCCGAATATCGTCTGTACCCAATGTCAGGGCAAAGGCTATTATTAAATGGCGAGTTTCTTGTGTCCGTACTGTAAAGGGGTCGGTGTGACCTCTGACGGTGACACCGAAGTCAAAGACCCCAAAACCGGCAAAGTCCATGGGCCTCATGCCGGGGCCCCCTCGGTGTCGATCGGATGTACCAGTTGTAACGGCACCGGGATTGAACGGGCGCATTCGCCCTTGTGAGGAGGTTGTTATGAGCATGGTCTGTACGCAATGCAAAGGCCTTGGCAATGTCGCCGGTCCGACGGGACAAGCGCTCACTGCGCCGAATGCGTTCACCTTCACCAATGTCACGACCGGTTCGGAATATCCCTGTCCTTCCTGTGGCGGCACCGGGAAGATGAACGCCTTCGGGTCCAACGGGTTTTAAGGATGACTTCGAACATGATGATGCAGGCGGTCGTCTTACAAGGCGAAGCTTCCAACGACTCCGGTCTTGTGAAGCTGGCCGGGTTCATTACGAACTCCGGGGACATTTCCAAGAAGTGCGAGGAAGTCTTTCCGCCGGACTCCGGCTGGCGTAAACTGGCGCATACCGAATCGAACGGCCGCATGATGTTACTGGCCCTGCAATCGCCGACCGACGCCCCCTACATCCCAAGGAAAGTGGCTGTGTATCGCCGGGAAGACCACAAATTCTTTGTCGATTTATCCTTCATCTTCCAGCGTTTAGCTATCGCGACGATCGACGATGTCACTGTCTCGGAATCGCACGGGTCTTTTTCCATGGTCCTGCTTTATACGGAGCGGTCAAGCGATGCCTGATTTAATGACGGAACTGAAATCCCCGGCGCCCCGCAAAAACGATCGACAGATTCTCTCCTTTCAGAAACAGGGTTACGTGATCCAACTCGGGCAGAATTCTTACTCGAACGAAAAGCTGGTCTTGGAACACCCGCACAAAGACTGTCTCTGGATGCACGCCATGGCCGCCAAAGGGTCGCACCTCGTGTTATGCCGGCACCAAAAGCAAGATCCGTCTTCCGACGTCCTGCAGTTTGCCGCCCAACTCGCACTTAAATATTCGCATTCCCAAGCGCGATCCGTGTCGGTCGCGCTTCTAAAAGATGTCTCGAAAGAGGACCATTTGGCGATCGGTATTTTTAAGGTGCACGACCCGATGACCCTGGAGGTCGCATGACCCAAGCCATCGAAAAGTTGCTCTGGCGCGAAAAGGAATTGTTTGAAGCCGATCCCGTCGGACTCTTAAAACGCGGGTACTTGATGATCCGCGATAAAGATGCGAATTTGATTCCTTTGGTGTTAAACTCGACGCAACAAAAAATTGTGGACGCGCTCCAGGCCCGACGGCGCTTGGGTCGACCGGTGTTTTTGTTCGTCTTAAAAGCCAGGCAGCTAGGCGTGACCACCTTGGCGCAGGCGTTGATCTATGCCTTCTCCTCCCAACGACCGAATGTCAACGCCTTGGACGTCGCCGATGACGTCGACGGCGCCACCTACATTTTTAAAATGAACGAACTCTTCCATGAACAAATGCTGGCCAAACACCCGCATCTGGTTCCCACCGCTAAACGCATGGACGAACGCAGACTCGAGTTTGACGGCACCTATTCGCGGATCATGATCGATACCGCGAGAAACGCCAAAGCCGGCCGGAAATATACCTTGAAACTCGTGCATTTATCCGAAGTCGCCTTCTACGAAAATTTCAAGGAACTGATGCAAGCACTCACCCCCGCTATTCCTAAAACCGAAGATACGATGGTGCTCTTGGAATCGACCGCTAACGGCATTAACGAAGTTTCGAAATTCTATTGGCGGATCAAAAAGGCGTACGAGGCAGACCCCGAAAACACCGACTGGATACCGCTGTTTTGTAGTTGGCGCGAACACGCCGAATATTCCCGGCCCTTCTATAACGAGGGCATCAAACAAAAATTTGTGGCATCGCTATCGGAAAAAGAAAAAAAGATTATGGCGGAACACTCACTCACCTTGGAACAAATGAACTGGCGTCGAAGAGAAATTGAAGATTCCTTCGGAGATGACGATGAAAAGTTCCAGGTGGAGTACCCCTTAACCGACAAAGAAGCGTTCATTTCGACCTCGCAACGGGTGTTCCCGGAACGGCTCACCGCTCCGCAGAAAAGTAATTTAGGCGCCCCGAAGTTGCGCGGGGAAATCGAACTGGTGGACCGACGACCGGCGTTTGTTTCTGATGCGAAAGGATTCTTGCGCATTTATCAGGAAGCGCAGAGTGAAGAAAAATATGTGATCGGGGCCGATACCTGCGAGTCGGCCTTAACGCATGACGAAGCCTGCGCGCAGGTGATCAAACGTTCGACCTGGACGCAAGTCGCGCATTTACACGGGCACATGAACCCGGACGATTTTGCGCAAAGGTTGTTCGCGCTCGGTCTTTACTATAACCGGGCGCTGCTGGCTCCTGAACGTAACGGGCCGGGGTTGGTGGTGGTGACGTATCTGGCCAACAAACATTATCCGAATCTCTGCCGGCAGAAAAAGGCCGTGGTCTCGGACGCCGGCGTCTGGAGTGAGACCGAGGAATTCGGGTTTCATACCAACGTCAAGACGAAGCCGATGGTGATCGACCAACTGCAGAACGCGCTTCGCACGTTACTGATCGTATTGCATGATGAGTTGACCTTGGAGGAGTTGGAAACCTATGTCGTGAAGCAGGTCTCAAAAGAAGGGCACGTCGATATGGGCGCCGAAGAAGGATGCCGAGACGACTGCACAATCGCTTTAGCTATTTCTGTTCATTACTGTCATACGATTGCTTCAGTCCACGCGCCCTTAACGGGTCTGCCGCAATTTCATTCGCAGTCCAAGACAGGTTACTAGGGAGGCTCTATGAGTGAACTATCCGATATGGCCGCTGAGATTCAGTCCGCCCAAGACGCGTTACGCGCGCGCATTGAAAAATTGTTCGGGGCGTTTCACACGACCGATTTTGCCGCGGAATTTTCACAGTGGATGGCGGCGCACGATAAGATCAGGGTGTTGGCGGATCTTCAAAACGCTCCGCCGGCGAAACCCACTCCGGTGATTCCGTTTCCGACTCCGCCGCCTCCTCCGGTTCAACCGCCGCCGCCGGTCACCGAAAAGCCCGCGGCGTAGTATGGAGACCGAATCGAATTTTCCGGATTTAATGGAACCGGGCTTAAATGATCCTGCGCCGAAGAAACGGGTAAAAAAAAAGACGCGAAAGAAACCGAAGGCGATGACCCCGCCTCCGTCCGTTCATGTGCATGTGAATGTCTCGAATGATTCGGGAGGCACGCCGTTTCGCAACCAGGCCGATTCCGCTTTAGACCATTTACGGAGAATCCATTGGTAAAGAAAAAAAGGAAGAAACTGGAACGCGGAGAAGTCGGGATGTACGATCCGGATCAGGCGCGTGCCCAAGAGGACAATGCCGCGGACAAGGAACTGGCCCGCATGAAGAAGTCGGTCGGGGTCCAGTGGCCGAAAAAGAAAAACGGCTATGCCGTTCAAAAGTGAATCCCAGAGGCGAACCCTTTGGGCCAACGAACCGAAAGTGGCCGAAGCCTGGGCCCATGGCAGCTCAAGTGTGACAGGAAAAAAAGAAGGAAAAGCCAAGAACAAGGGATTGCCGATGCACTTTTCAAAATCCAAAAAAGCGAGTGAAAAAGGATATAAAACAAAACACAAAGGGAACTACTAGGATGGACGAAAAGATTTATCCGAACACGATTCAATTCGATGATAAGGCCGCGACGATGACGATCGTTTTGGATTTACGCAATGTACCGGCGATGTGTTTAGGGTCGTTGGATATTTCCAAGGACGCCGTCAAAAATTATTATATGCGACAGGCCTTAAAGAAAAAGGGACAGGACGGATTGATTGTGCCGCCTTCGAACGGCAAAGGGGATTTGCATGTCCTCTCATGACATGGAATTTAGAACGGCGGGTAAGCCAGCCACGGCTAAAGAGGAGATTTCTTACCCGCATTTATTTATTGACCTGGACCAGTTCCCGGGATTGGAAGGGGATTTGGACGAGGAGATCGAACTGCACGTCCGAGGACGGGTGTGTTCGCTCTCGCATTCCTACGGGTCGCATTCGATGGATGTGGAAGTCCAGAAGATCGCTCATCCCGATCACACCCATGACGACGAAGTCCCGAAGGTGGCGGTGATTTCGATCGCCGACTCGGAACTCTCGCGCATGAAACGGAGAAGCCTATGAAAGAAATGACCATGGAACCGGGAACGTCCAAGCGCAAGAATTTGAAAAACCGTTTTGGGGCCAAATACAAACAGTCCCGGACGCATTCGGATAAACTCTCAGCGTACAAACACGGAGATTCCTTAAAGAGTCCGGGAGGGTCCTCCGACACCGGCGGCAAAGAAAACCGGGCGGATGTGGAGTACCGCCGGCTGCGAGCCGATGACGTCTACCGGGGCACGAGTAAAGGAAAATCGCACGAAGGAAATTACACTAAACGGAGGTATAGCTAACATGGGACAGAATCAGCCAAGAAGTGAATCGTTGCCGGAAGAAGGAAAGCATCATATTAGTCAGACACTGAAGAACCGGTTCGGTGCGACGTTTAAGGAACGAACCCATAACGTGGTCAATCCTAAGGCGACCGGGCAAGGTGCGGCGTCAGGAAAAAATCCCGGTAAACCCACCTAATGCCGAGCGTCACTTTAGAGCACCAGCGGGACCTGGGGTTAGTTCCGCCACCTCCCGGGTTACCGGAAATCGAACCGCAGACACATCTCGTGAAGCTGGCGAAGCTCGATTCCTCCAGCTATCGCCAGTTGATGAAATTGACCGAGGAGCAAAAAGAGCGGATCAAGACGTTAATGAAGCAAGTCTGCGAGGAATGGACCCGGAACACGCGCCTGCAGAATGATAAGTTGTTACGGTCGATTGACCGGTTCGAAGGAATCACCGGTCCGAAAGAGTTCCCCTGGCCGGAAGCATCGAACTTAAATATCCCGTATTCCGAGATACAAATTATGGTGGCTTATGATCTTGTCTGTGCAACCGCTCTGGATGCTGATCCGATGTACTTTGTAAGGGAACTGATTCCTTCCCGACGCGATCATCCGGAAGAACACGTCGACCCGAAAATTGAGCATTGGTTAAACTGGGTGTTTAAGAAACAACTGCATTTAGAAGAAGAACAGCGCATGGCGGTGTTGCTCGCGTTCCGAGATCCGGTTTCCTTTTTGTGTGTGGATTGGGTGGAGGAACTGGCGACCGAATACCGCGTCGAAGTGTTTGAAGATTCCATGACCTTCCAGAACATGTTTCCGGATGCCAAGAGTGCGGGAGTCCCGGAAGATACCTATAACCGCTGGCTGGGACAACTAGCGATTGGCCATGAATCGCTCCCGTTTGAAATCCGCGAACGGGTGGTCAGGTACCGGGGTCCCAAGGCCCGGGAAGTTGAACTCAAAGATTTCGTCCGGGTTCCGGTCTCGTGTCCCGATCTGAAGTACACCATCTTTCACGGGGACCAGTTCCGTCAACGAAAAGCCTGGTACCGCTATCAAGCGAAGTGTGATCATTTCTATAAAGAGGAGACCGACGAGTTAATTAAAGCGACGGGCAAATCCGGGGCGATAGACTCCATTTCTCAGGAACTCGATACCATTGAAGGGATTTCCTCTAACCGTACCAAACCCGACGAATACGATTCGGTACGGGGAAATTTACGGATCGACTTAAATAACGACGACGAGGAGGAGTTGTATCATGTGGTCTACAATCCTGAACACAACCGGCTCCTGCGTGTCGAGCGCTATCCCTACTGGCATAACCGCCCGAACTATATTCCACACCGTATCCGGCGTAAACCCAATCGGTTACTCGGCCGTTGTTTCATGGACATGCTATATGACATCAACGAAGAAATAAATACCCAGCATAACCAGCGCATCGATTCACGGACGATTACCACGGTGCCGTCCTTTGTGATTAACGCCCAGGAAACCGATCTGATCGGGTTACTCGATCGTAAAGCCCAGCATTTCTATCCGGGGGTTCGGTTTGCTGTAACGAACATGAACAACTTAAAACAGTTGGAAACGACCGTCGATTTCCAGGGCACGATTCAGGAAGAACAGAATTTGTTTCTGGTAGGTGAAATGTTGACCGGGACCCAGGCCTATGGCTCCCGCGGCCTGGCACCCAAAGACCCGCGAGCGTCGGGCAAGAAAAAGCAGATTGAAATCGGGCAATCGAATCAGCGCATTGACGGATACATCCGGGAACTCAGGCCCGCTTTTATTGAAATGGCCTCTCAAGTCTTGGAACTCTATTACCAGTTTTCTCCGGAGACCGTGATGGCGTATTCCTCCTATGACGAAACGACCGATGCCTGGATACGCAACGAAATTAAACGCGTGTCTCTTCGTAACCGGAACATGACGATTGAACTGGCCCGGACCTCGGTGTTAGATAACCCCGACTCGGTCCTGCAACGGGCGCTTACGGACTACGAACTCTGGAGCAAGGAACCGTTGGTCGGGGGGAACATTCAACGGCGGCATGAACTCATCCGCGATACCATGTTCGCGGAACGCAAGAAAAATATTTCCAAGCTCCTGCCGCCCCTCCCGCAACTCTTACAAGAAATGCAACAGCAGGACGCTTTGGCCCAGGGGTCTCCCTCGCACCAGAACCTGTTGGATAGCATCCAGGAAAAAACCGGAAAACCGAAAAAGGAAGAACCGTCCGGGAAACGACAAGGGTCCAGTGATCATCGTCCGTCCCAACTCGATAGGAGTCAAAAGTAATGTTGACCGAAGCCAGCAAAAAACAACTTAAGATTGACGAGATTTCAAACGGGATTCGTCTCTGTGAAGAAGCCATCTCGAAAGCCGAGACATACGAACGCTTAAACGATAACCCCGATTGGAAAGCGTATCTGTCGGATTTAGAAACGGTGGTCTCTTTGCATGACCGGGAGATCCAGTTTGGGTTATTGATGTTGATGGAAGCGCCCCCGAACACTTATGTCAAACACGATGCCCGCGGTGAAGTGGTAGTGTCCTCATCGGAGGAATGGATCGGATTTATTAAACGCCATCAGATCCAGCGGGAAGAACTCAAAAATTGGACGAAAGAACCGGCCCGTATTTTGATGCTGGCCTCTCAAGCCCGGATCAAGTTACCGGAACTCAAAGCTCAATTACTGGCTATGACTGAGGGTGGAAACAATGTGGACCATGTGGTACCATGAACGCTGGGACCTCTGGGAACCGAGTGGCGAAGAAGGACCGATTCTAGAAACGGACGAGGAGGGAGACGACGATGACGACTGACGGAAAAGAAGATCCTAAAAAAGAAGAAGGTAACTTACCTCCGGAAGTAAAGAAAGTCCTGGAGGATGTGAAATCAAAATTGGATGCCATGCAGGAACCTCCAAAGGAGGAAACCCCTCGGGCTCCGACAGTACCTTCCTACGCCGATCAACGGGCGGATCTCCAGAAGCGTCTGGGATTTAATGATGACCAGATGGCCGCCCACGAACAGATGATTTTAAAGAATCAAGCGCCGGTGATTGAACAAACCGGATGGAATCGGCTTGAGAAGAAATCCGATCTCGAAAACTACCGGAAAGAAATTGAGCAGGAACTCTCGATCTATCCGCAAGAAAGACGCACCCCGGATATTATGGAGAAGATCTACTACTTCGTGAAAGGTAAACACGCGGATTCCCAACCGAAACCCACGCCCAAGGAACCCGGCGTTGAAAGTCCTCGCATCTCGCGCGGACCCGGGTACACGGGGTCTGAACCCTCGTCCGGGGCTCCAGAACCGGGAGAACGTCCGGAAGACGAAAAGTTGTCTGAAACCGAAGAATTTGTCGCTCAGAAGTTGGGTGTGAACGCTCGGGATTATGCCCGGGCCAAGAAAACCGGTCGGGAAGTCTGGCAGATGAAACCTCCCGATGACCGACAATTTGTTTCGTCCGCAGATTTGGAACTCAAACGTTTGATGAATAAACAACGATGAACGACGTACACCCGACAGAGACTTCAGGAGACGGACAGCCCATTATTCAGAGCCGGTATCTGCATCTGTCTTCAGGAGATACGGTAGATCGACGGATCAACTGTGCACAATGTGGAATGATTGTGAACTTGGATACGCGTGCGACCGGAGATGACATTTATAATTTGGATGCGTCCATTACCACTACCACGCAGTCGTTCACACCGCCGCGAGGTATTTCGCAGTCGGATACCTTCGGGAATCCTCAAGATGATATGGGGAGTGGCTGTCCGTTGTGCCGCTCAAAAAATCCCGAAGGCCGTCTGCGCGGAAAACGGTTCGGGTCGGGTATCAATTTAGAAGGTCTCTAAGAAGTTCCTTCCTCTTTTCCTTTCCCTTAACTAACATAAACTCAATTATTATTTGGAGGTGTACCTTTGATATTTGCCTATGACCTTACAGGCGGGGCCCAGTTAAAGAGGGCTATTCCTTTATTTGGAAATGCCACAAACATTCCGGCTGGAGCGGTGGTGATGGCCGGAGAAACCGATGGAACGAACCAGGGCTACGGCATCATCGGAGCATCCACCTTAAACAAATTCTTAGGAGTAACGGAATCCTTGTTTGCGGCAGCGACCTTGGACAATGATCCGACGGCCGGTACCAAGTACCTGCTCACGGACTGCACGATCAATCCGTTCGGGGTCTGGGAAGCGGAGTACGATCAAGCGACCAACTTGTCTATTGCCAGTGTGGTGGCCTCGACATCGTTTACCGTGACCTCCGGAGAAAATATCGGAGGCGGATGGATCTTAGGCGTCGGAGCGCCCGGAACAGGGTATCTGGCATTTATTGATTCCTCCAGTTCAGGAACCTACACGCCGAAGTCCACGACCTTTCCGTTTACGACCGCCAGCAAAGTCATTAAGATCCTTCCACTTTACGATCCCAAGTTGGCGTTAACGACCAACTGCGTTAAGATCCTGGGATCGACAGCGGCTCAAGGGTCGTGGTTAGCTCGGACACTGGAAAATAAAGTCGTGGCTCCGGGATTTGATCATCAGTTCTTAGATCCCACCAAGCACGACGGAATTACGTTCCCGACAGGATTCAAGTTCTTTGCCATGATCAATTTCACAGCTTCGATCTTCTTGAACGCGAACTAACCCTTGACGGTCCATCGCCCGGGAGGGTTTACGCCCACTTCCCTCTCGGGTGAGGACCCACCTAATTACGAGGAGGATTTAAATGTATACATCAGCGAACTGGTCGGACCTGTTAGAACCCGGTCTGGCCACGGTGTACGTCGATACGTTCTATCAGGAACAGCAGCAGGCGATTGCCCCGATTTTGTATTCGGTCAAGGAATCGCGGAAAGCCCAGGAACACGACTTAGAAATGGGAGATGTGGCGGACTTTGCGCCGTTTACGGGAACCATTCCCTACGACGATACCGGGGAAGGCTACAAGACGAACTACGTCCATGCGGAGTTTGCTCGGGGCATGAAAATCGAACGGAAGCTGGTCGATGACGACTTGTACGATGTCATTAACCGAGTGCCCCAGCGCTTGGGACTGGCCGCCTTCCGGAAACGTGAAACCGATGCCGCTTCCTTATTTAATAATGTGGTGGTCGCCGGGATCACTGGTGGTGACGGGGTCGCTTTAGGGTCCACGGCGCATCCTTCGAACAATGGGGGAGCAAGTCAATCGAACCTCGGTACCACCGCGTTATCCCCGACGGAACTCGACACCGCGCGTATCAACATGGTGAAGTACAAATCAAACCGCGGAAATCCTCTGACGATTCAACCGGACATGATTATTGTGCCCGTAGATTTACAGAGCTACGCCTACGAAATCATCTCGTCTCGAGGTAAAGTAGATACCGCCCAGAACAACGTGAACTTCCATTACGGGAGTTACAAGCTTGTCGTCTGGCCGAACTACCTGTCCTCGACGACACGGTGGTTCTTGGTTGATTCAAAACTGATGAAAATGTACCTGAAATGGTGGGACCGTATCTTGCCGCAGTTTTTTAAGGATACGGATTTTTCCACCTTAGTCGCCCTCTTTGCCGGTTATATGCGTTATAGCTACGGCTGGAGCGATTGGCGGTGGTTATATGCTGAGAACGCTTAAACTAAACCTGGAGGATCACATGGACGAAAAACAGAAACAGGCGGCGATGTACGAACGTATGGCCCGGATGCGTGAGGCCTTAGTGAAGAAACGGGAATTAGAGAAACAGGGAAAAGGTCCGGACCCGACAAAACAAGTGTCTCAGGAAGAAAAAATCGGGCGAGGGGACCGCAAACTGGAAGAATCGGACCGGTCGAACTTGCGTCGTCAAGTAGAGGAAGATGAAGCGATCTTGTTAGGAAGTACGCAACCGGAAAACCAACTCAAAAGCCAGACTGTGGACTTGGCATCGGTCAAAGCGCGTTATGATCGTAACAAAATGATCTTGGGTCATGACGAAGATTTAACGGCCCGGGATTCTGAGAAGGATCGACTCAACGCCCGACTCAAAGAGATCACCGCCATCCTCCAGAAGGAAATGCCGACCAAACATGAGATGTGGCCGAAGACCGGGTCGGTAGAAGCCCAGCAAGCGGTTCGTCATAACGTCAAGTTTCAGGAACAATATGGGGCCTTGTGCCATGAATACCAGGAACTCAAAAAGCGTCTCGAGCCTGATGATCCCTATGCTCACAGCTTGGAGCTAATCCGGCCGGACTAACGATCGAAAGGACGTACACCATGAAAGAGTTACTCGTTTTACTATTGGTGGATTTGCTCGCTATGCCACTCTATGCGACGAGCATTTGTACCAAGACGGATTTAGAGTGTTATGTCACAGGACCGACCGCCAACTTGACTACGCAATGGCGCATTGATGCGTCGGGAAACGCGACGTCAAACGGCGTGATTACCTCGAGCGGTACAGGAACCAGTAACTTTGCCGGGAGTATTTCGGTCGCGGGAAATGGAACGACCTCGGGCATCACGGTGTATCCGCCCCAGGTGGTAGTCGGGATCACAACCATCACCGTCATTTCTCCTACATCGACTTACCTTCAGGTTTTATCCACCGGAGCCGTGGTGACGTGTGGGATTGCGACCCCGATGTTGCCTGGAAACGCCGCTATCCCCTGTATTTCAACGGCAACGGCCACCAACGGTCAGTTATTAATTCTGACATCCACATCAACGATTAATACGCTTGTCATGTCGAGCGGGACCTCGGCCGGAATGGACTTAGGAGCCGCGACACGCACCTTGCAGTTTGGAAAAGTATTGACGCTCATTTACGATTCGTCTATTTTCGAGTGGAAAGAACTCAGTTACGGCAA